CTAGACTCAATTTTTGGACATGACCGATTGATCATTTGAAACCGGATTTTTTGACATGACCGATTTTTGGCGTCGACCGGTTGACCCGGTGGAACCCAATTTTTCGACATGACCGATTTCTGGGGTCAAAACCCCGAACAAACTGGGGGCCATCGCTTCGACGATGCCCAGCACTTCGAGCAAGCGAACAGTGGCCGCGCCGGGTCCACGTTCGCCCGTGGTCCACTTTTTAAGGGTATACATCGGCACCCCCAGTAGAGCGGCCGCGCTTTGTTCGTTCAATTGGTGCCGGTCTATCAGTGCCAATAGGTCGGCCGTAAAACGTGGGTTTTGGGGGGTTTTGGGGGGCTTTTTGTCAGTCATAGGGGGTTACCTTGGTTAGGGTCAAAAAATGCCCCCTAGGCTTGATCCTAGGGGGTGTGGTGGGTTATAGGTCGAGGAACTTTTCAATCAGTGGCAGCACGATGGCCGCACCGATTGCAACAATTAAAGCTGTGATCATTCGTGGTTTGCCCCACAAGCTTCCCCCTTTTCGATAGCGTCAAAAATGACGCTTTTATCGTGGTCATTCGAGACATCAGGGCACGGGTAATGCCCCGCTAGTCTTTGGAAGCAATCAAAGAAGAATTCTTTGTATTGTTCGGCGCTTCCGTTGTGCTTTTCCCAGTCTTCAAGGGTGCGGGTGTTTTCAATCTTGTCTTCAAGTTCCAAGACTTGCGCTTCAAGTTCTGCAACCCGGGCCAAAAGGTCAGCGGTGCGGGTGTCCCCGGCCATATATGCGGCGCGTTCTTGGTCTTCAATGGTGTATGCGGTGTTCATGGTGTTTACCCCTTATTGGTTGATAAACTTACTGATGCCGCACTTAGCGGCGTGGATAGACTTGAAAGACCGGCAATAGAACTTGCTTTGCACCCTTACTTCGGGTCGATCAATGTAGCCATGTATGAAAAAACCCTTGTAGTTGATTGTGAACATGGTTCAGGCTTCCAATAATTGTTTGATGCGGGCAAGTTCAGCCCGGGCGACTTTGAGCGCTTCGGCTTCCAGTTCCTGCGCGGCTTCGGCCAAATACTTATTGTCGGCCCCATAATTGCAATCAATGCCCCAAAGACTGGCGGCATGATCATGCAAATCGATACCCTTAAACGATACGGATAGCACCACGCCACAATAAAACCATTCGTCATTCTCCCAGCGTGTCACGTCTTCGGGCGTGTAGCATTCTGAGTCGCTGGGTTTTGTGTCATGGTCATAAACGACACGGGCGACAAAATCGAACCCTTCGCGGGTCCATTCGATTCGATCCCCTGCGCAGGCGTAGGAATCAAACTGGGGGAAAGTTGTTTCTGTGTTCATGGTGCACCCCTTAGAAGACTTGGTAAACAAAAACACCCTCGAGCGGTTCATTGACTAAATAGGTGTTTTCCTCGAGGTACTCACGCACCGCTGAGATTTTGTCGCCCTCGTCCTCATGATCACTGAGGTCAATCGAATAATTCGATGCGACATCCTCCCAGTGGTTTTCGTCATAGTCGCAACAGATAGCGATAACGTCTAACTCGACTTCTTGCCCGGTGTCGTCTTCATACTGTTCGAAATGGTCAAAAAGCGCCCTCAGTCCTGCGGGGGAATAACTATCTTCACGCCCATAGCGCCGGAAGGCTTCACGGAAGTCGGAAAAGTCGATTGTGGTTTTCATGATTACAGTCTTTCAAGGTTACGGGTTACAGAGAGAAAAGAAACACGCTCACACAATAGAGCGCGGCAAAGGTTGCCAAGGTGTAGCACGTCACGGCAAACCTACTGGGGGCTTGCTCGCGGTGCCGGTCTACGTTCATTTGTTCGATTAGTTCACGCGAGTTCATAGGGTGCCTTTCAAGGGTTACGGGTTACAGACAGACATAGAATAACCCATTGGGTCGGCTTTGTCAATACCCAGCGGGTAATTATTTTCTAGGGGTTATCCCTAGGCGATATGCGAACATCGCCGCGTCCCGTTCTTCAACCGTGGCAAAGTAGCCAAGGTGAATCAGTCTCGCACCGTCTCGCACTCGCGCCCGGTATGGTTTGCCCCGGCGCTTCAGCGCTTGAGAAACAGTTTCAAGATTTTCAATGCGGTTATCGGCGCGGTTCTCGTTCAAGTGAACAAGCCCATCATCAGGCAATTCGCCAAAACATTTCAGCCACACGATGACGTGTGCGTAAAACTGGCGGTTTTTTCGATAAATGACGAGTGCCCCGGTTTTGCGCTCAATCTTCCCAGCGGGTTCTGGGTTCACTTCGCGCACTCGCACGACTTCGGAAGGAAGGGCAAACTTTCGCCATTGTTTAAGGGGGATTTTTGCGCCCTCAAGTCGTGCGAGTAAATCGGCGCTTGGTTTCTCAATCAGCGCCCACTCGTGCAGTGCCCCGGTTTGCGGGTTGTAGTCGAGTGTGTGGGCAATATCAAAAATGTCGTCTTCGTGGAACATGGGCAACTTCTCATTGTTTAAGTGTTCCCATTGTATCAGGTTGTGCCCATGTTATCAAGGGATTTTGACAAGTTTACTTTTAGCCCGGTATACCTGATTTTAAAGAAACCGGGATAAATGTCAAATTAAAAAAGGTATATCTAAAAACCCTCGTGCCTGCGCGAAAGGGCAACTCGTCAGAATCCCCGGATTGTGCTGGGAACATGGATACAAAGCCCCCCATTGGGTAAGCCCCCAAACCCACTGGGTTACACCCCCAAACCTAATGGCCCACGATACCCGCTGGGTTTACTCGCGCTTCAATCGACGCTCAGATTCTCGGACCCACTGGGTGCCGGGTGCTGGGGTGCGCACCCACTGGGGCGCGGTGCGCGGGTGCTGGGGTGCTAGGGGTGTCGGGATTTTTGGGGGAGGGGGGGGAGGGCCGACGGACCTGATGGCCCAGCTATGTAGGCATCACAGAACCTGTGAAAATTTTTATAAAAGTAAAACCCAATGGGTAGCATTGCATCATCAGAATCACTGTGATATTATTTACAGCACTATGAAACAAGACCACTCTTCGTTTATAGGCACGGTTGTCACCGGAGAATCATCGTTGCCCACATGGCTGTCCGTGCCTGACCCCAAGCCCCCAAAGCTCCCTGCTGAGTCGAGGGCGCTTCGCCATGTCGAATATGAGCAGATATTCGAGCGGGTCATTGAGGACGTGTACCGTGGCCGGTCACTCCAGTCGCTCATTGAGGATGACCATCGGGTCGTGTCCTATGAGGACTTTTTGCGCTGGGTCAAGCGTGACCCGACTCGCCATGAGCGGTTCAAGGAAGCGCAGGAGATGCGCACCGAGTTCTTGGCCGGGGAGATCTTGGAGATTGCCGACGGCATCGAGTCGGTTGACCCCACATCGAACGATACGGTCAACAGGGACAAACTGCGCATCGACACGCGCAAGTGGCTCATGAGTGCCCACAACAAGAAACGCTACGGCGAGACAAAGCAGATTGAACTCGGCGGCTCCATATCCATCACCGAGGCACTGGCGCAAGCCCAAGCCCGGGTGATTGAGGCCGAGGTGATTGACGTGACACCAAGGATCGAGTGATGCAGAAGCCCCGGTATTCGCCAGAAGAAGAGCAGATGCTCATGACGCAGCTTTGGAGTCCATCGCTGCGTGATGACCCCGAAGCGTTCGTGTTGTTTGTGTTCCCGTGGGGGCAGAAGAACACACCCCTTGAGCACTTCAAAAGCCCACGAGCGTGGCAGCGTCGGGCACTGCGCAGGATCACACAGTTCATCAAGGACAACAAGGGCAAGCAGAACAACGACGAGTTGATCGACGCACTGCGCAGAGCCGTGTCGTCTGGTCGTGGCGTGGGGAAGTCGGCACTGGTGTCGTGGCTGATCCTGTGGATGCTGACCACTCGTATTGGATCGTCTGTCATCGTGTCGGCCAACAGCGAGAACCAGTTGCGCAAAGTGACATGGGGCGAGTTGACCAAATGGGTCACGATGGCGTTGAACGCCCACTGGTGGGAACCCACGGCCACGAGCTTGCAGCCAGCGAACTGGTTGACCGATCTGGTCGAGCGTGACCTGCGTAAGGGCACCCGGTATTGGGGTGCCGAGGGGAAGCTGTGGAG